TATAATTGTTCAAGTCCATTATTTTTAAATGATGCAGGAATGACGAGATTTGAAATTAATACTTATGTAACAGATGGTATAAGTAAAGGAACATTGATAATGGATTACATGTCAAACGCATTGTCCATGGATCCGGTAAATATTTTTAAAGATGCTGTTCCTATTTATTATCAAAATGGTAGCGTAGTAGGAAAGGTAGACAATATTTATTTAAATGGGACAATATCATTAGCAACTAAAGACGCGCGATTTTATGTAGCGGATGATTTATCTTATTATAGTGATATAATATATTATGCAAATGGTATATATGATAAATTGTATTATGATTCTACCTTAACAAATGCAGAATTAAAAATACCTAAGGTAATATCATTAAATTTTACCTATTTGAATACTACATTTTCCAAACCGGACTCTATATTTTATTTTCAAAATCAAATAGATTTTGTAGGTAGTGTATGGGAAAATTTATTTAAATTAAAGAAACAATATCGTGAAAGAGATTTATAATTGGATTATAATATAAATACTTGTAGTATACTATATTCTAATGGGTATCATATATAAAGTGATCGTGTTGTGTATGATCCCGTCGTTGCATGTAGCATTAATGCCGAAGCGTTTACCAAGTGGTAAACCCTATAAATACACTGCTAATATTCAGGATAGATCAAGTGATTTAAAGGTAATTAAACCAGGACAAGCGTCGTTGATAACTCGTAATTGGTTACAGAATATCGTAGCTGATTTATTTAATCGTGAAAGTAAAAAATTAATCAATAAAGAGTTTACAAAAAATGGTATCTACAATTACGATGAATTGCACATAGTTACCAGTATTAATAAATTAGAGTCTTACATTCAGGAAAGTTATAATAAGGAAGGCAAAGAAAAAGCGCATTTATTTTTGGCGTGGATGCCAAAAGGTATGTATGGTCGCAACGAAGCCTTATTTATTATAGTAGCAGAAATTGCACCAAAAACCCAAGAATTTATCATAAAACATTTGGTACAATCGCCTTTTTGGGATCAAGAGCAAATTGATAGCAATGAATTAAGACTGGCTTTGATAGATCAAAACGAACGTAATAATTGCACAACGATAAATTTGGATTATTTGTATGAGCAAGATTTAAGGTATAAACTAGCGTGGGCTACGTGGAATTTAAATAGTAATATTACCATGGAATAATATCAAATTCGTTGTTTTCTATATTAATATAGTTATTTTCAGGTAAAAAAACTTCATCTAAATCTTCTTTATGTAGGGACGCATCCGTATAACCTTGTATAAATAAATCATAAAGAGATTCTTTGGTTATATTACGTTTAAACATATTCAAGATCATATTGCCTAACATATCTGGATCATACATGTTAGGTGAAATAATAATATGATGATAATAATCCTTGGGAGGAAAAGAAAAGAAACCGCCGTCAAATGTAATTTTATTATCATATACTTTAATCAATTTATTGGATGTAATATATGGAATATGAGAACTAACCATACAGCAATCTAATATGGTTTCTAAATTATAGAAATTATTAATCACTTTAGATTTAATAGAAAATTGATCTACTTCGCATATAGTAATATACAGTTTTTCTACATCAAAATCATCAATTGTATATTGATCTAAAATATGTTGTTTTAGATTATATTGTAGTTCATCAATAGAATTAGTTTGATCAATTACATCATTATTAAATAGAGATTTTACAAGAGTTTGGCAATCTCCTTTATAACTACATACCATGGCGTTCCATGAACCTGCAGAAGCACCTAAAAAAGAATAATTGGAAACATCATAATGTTTTTTAATGTAATTACATACACCAAGAGAATAAAACCCTGCAACACCACCAGGAGTAATTGTAATAAATTTAGTATTGTTAAATTGTTCTTTATTATTAATATTTACACGTATTGTAGGTTTATGAAATTTAAATCCAGTGCAACTATACACTGTATATAGTATACTTATAAATATAATTTTTATCATTATAAGTATTAATTATCTTTCTTTTAATTCATAATCAATAGTATCTAATTCAATTAGACGGTCGTTTTTTATATATTCGCCTATGATGGTAGCAAGCCAATTATGATACTTATCTATTTTAGATTCGTCACGATTATTTAATCCTTCACTAAATGTTTGATGCATTAACTTTCCCCAGGGATAATCTAAAATATCGCTATGTCCAAACTCTTTTGCAATAATTGCATTTGAATGATTAACGACGACTTGATTACTTTGTAATCCAAAAAAAGGGATAAAGGGAATTTTTGGGGGAAACCATTTCCATTTATATGATTTTCGTGCATTAATACATAACATATCATTAATAGTATACTTAGTATGAATTGCTTTTCCATGATTTTCATTATCAAAAAAAAATCTACTATCTACAGGATCTAATAATATGAGTTTGTTAATATTGTCTAAATAATTACATGCTTCTAATGCTTCAAGACTACCCGAAGAATGCGCTATAATCGTAGTTGGTTTATTATGTGTAATGGATTGTAAAATAGTATATGATTTTTTAATATCTTTATTTACTACATTAATGGTTAAGTTTTGTTCAGATAATTTGGTTAAAAAAGAAGTATATATTTCACAAGGAATATCAGAATTGCCGCCAGTATAAAATAGACATTGGTGTTGATTTGGTGAAAAAAACCGATCTTCGGTCATGGGAGGTTCATAAATTTTAAAGTATTTATCTGTAATTTTACGAACACTTGCTGTTGTAGGAATGGAAAAACTATATATATTACTAGATAAAGTTAGTAGTATAATAATTTGTTTTAACATTATACACTAATATTATTAGTGTTTTTTTAAGTTATTTAATATTAAAATAAGTATATATATATATATATGAAAATCTTACCAATAATTATATTAGGATTATTAAATGGTGTATCATGCATAATACCAACATCTCTATACGATTATAATCATGCTATATATAAACATTATGATGGATTAGGTAAATATAAAAATGTATTTGAACCAAATGTTTTCTCGCTAATTGAACATACAAAAGAGCAAGGGGATACCACTTTAAATATTAGAGAACATGTAGGCAACTCTGTTGTAAAAACAATATCAAGTATATTACCTCATGTAGATAATATAGGACATAGTATATTACACGCGAATAATATATTTATTAATGATATATTAAATAATCCAGTATTAGATCATGAAACTCAAAAAAATATAATTTTATTTAGTATAAAAATGGCTCAATATGGTGATGATATGGGATCGAATCTATTACAAACCTATTATAATATTGTAGATTTTTCCTTATAGTAAGTATTTAAAATAATTAACATATACTATACTATATGTTAATTAGTAAACCATGGACACAAAGAATTGCTTTGTCCGGTCGCTCTTTAATAAATAGAAAAGGTCTCTCCACTTCTATTGTTATGATGAACCCTTTTCCTGGTTTAGATATAGGTATCCCCTTAACGATATTTGAAAATGCCTATACGACATTACATTATGGCGAGAACATTGTAAGCGCTAAATCGGTATTTTTGGAATTTCTATTAGGGTATTACGTTTATGGTACAGACCGATATCAAGATGCATTAGACTATTCGAATAACCCTTATTCCACTACTAAAAAAGATTTATACGATTACATCAATAGTCATAAACGTTTAATGATGGTTAGTTTATTTTTATCGGAAATGGGTATTTTAAGTATATTTATACTCAGCGAACACCCTGAAATGAATATACCTTTTCTATTATTATTAGAATCCACTCGTTATTATAGTAATATGAAAAAATATTTAGGTATGCTAAAACCCTTGTATATCGCTTTAATGTGGACGACTGCTGCTATTATACTACCATGCGTTATGTATGAACACAATTATAATATACTTTATTCACCACAAGATTATTTACCTTGTACGTTAACCTTATTCGCTGCGAGTAACATCATAGACAATAAAGATATTATAGAAGACTGTGAGAATGGTATACAAACAATACCGGTTGTTATAGGAGAAGAAAAATCTAATATGGTTAATATGGAAGCATTAATAGCATCTTCCTTATTGTTGGGATTTAATCCACATTATTTAGATGAACCTATATTTAATTCATTATTAGAAATTCAAAATGCGGGCATTAGTTTTTTACCGTTTGTGTTAAACGCAACCTTAGCGTAGACGAAGTACTAAATGAAGAGTCGATTCTTTTTGAATGTTGTAATCAGACAATGTGCGTCCGTCTTCAAGTTGTTTTCCTGCGAAAATAAGACGTTGTTGATCAGGCGGAATACCCTCTTTATCTTGGATTTTTTGCTTTACATTTTCAATTGTGTCTGAAGGTTCAACGTCTAAAGTAATTGTTTTTCCTGTAAGCGTTTTCACAAATATTTGCATTATATATTGATATAATAAAAAATATTTAAGTGTATTTAATTATATATTTTGCCTGGTGTTCTACCAGCAACTCTAATTGCGTTTAGACCACTGTTATGATTATTCGCAAGATAAGGTAATTGTTTTGGTCTAGTATTATTGTTATTTTTGTTTCGTGCTTGATCTTGGTAACGATTGATACCAATATAACCATTGCTAAGACCACCTTGAAATGAAATTCCGGCATCTACAGTTTCAGCAAGAGCCATTCTACTGCGCCATCCCATAGGAGCATCAATATTACTAGTAACTTCCATTATAATCTAAACGCAGATAAAAAATTAAACAAAAATTTTAATAAATACTGCTATTGTTAGAAAAAGGATCTGAAGTTTCATAATTTTCTACAGATTTGGTATTCGTATTCTGACTAGAAGAGTCGTTGTTTGATTTATTATTATTATATACTAAATGATAATGAGATTTTTTAGTGGGATTGGGTGGTTTAGACGTGGGTACAGATGATTGTAAGATATATCCTATAACAAATAATAAAATAATTATTCCTACACATATTCCTAAAAAATGTGAAATTCCATTTAATACATCACTCATTTTATATATTGAAGGAAGATTTTCTTTGTGAAATATATTTATAATTTATTTCACAAATACAATAGATTATTTAGTTGGAGTAAGCCATACCACCCATACCACTCATGATGCGGAGGACGTTGTAGTTGGTAGCGTAAACACGGACCTTGGCGGTTCTGGTGCCTTGGACGGTAGCACTCGAAAGAATGAGTTGGAAGGTCGCGTTATCAATGCGCGAGAAATTGCACGATCCCGATGGTTGATGCTCTTCTGGGCGAAGGGCGAACGAGTATACATTGATACCAGTGTCGGGGTTGCGGGTGTGGTGTTGCCATGGTTGAACAAGGTCAAAGTAGGTGCCCTCACGCTCCGAGAAGCGATCGTTGCCGTTAAGTTGAAGCTTGGCGGTTACTACAGGGTTCTCGCCCCAGCAGTGCATGTCGAGCGAGGTCTCGGTGAGAACGAACGAACCAGCATCCGATACGGTGGAGGTGGTGTTGGCTACTTGACTGTTGTTGCCGTCAAAGTTGTTGGTAGCTTGGTTGGCGTTAGCAAAGTTAGGAAGACCGTATTTGCCCGAGGTCTTGTCGCCATTGAATTGACCCCATTGAGCATCGCCGCCAGTAGCACTGTTTACATCAACAGCACCAGCGTCGTTGAACATTCCACCAGTGGAGGTGCCGTCAAGGCCAAGAACTTGGGGGTCAATGAAGGCGCCCGCGTCAGCAGCAAGCGAATCCATGCCTCCGAAGGCGTGCATGGCGTTAGGAAGGACGTCAAGAGCATCGGTGTAGTTGAATGGTTGAGCACCGAGAAGACCGTAAAGAGTTTGACCACATTCCCACGAAGCACAGTAGTCTACGTTCTCGTCAGGTTGAACAACCCAGATAAGTTCCTTGCACGGGTGGTTGAAGGAAAGCTTGATCTTGTTGGACGAGGAACCAACCGACTCGTCGCCGGTGAATTGGAGTTGCTCAATGAGGTATTCGTGGGGGTTTTGGGCCATACGACGACGCTCATCGGTATCAAGGAAGATGTAGTCAATGTAGAGCGAAGCAGCAACAAGAGATTGTTGGTAGGCAGTGGTTACTTTAGCACCTCCTGGGCATTCACTGAGGGAACTGACGGCCCAGAGGCACTCCTCAATGGGGCGAATGTCGATGTTGAAACGAACTTCGTGGTATTGAAGGGCGATAAGAGGAAGGGCAAGACCAGGGTTGCGGCAGAACCAGAATTGAAGAGGAATGTAAAGGGTGGTCTCAGGAAGAGCGTTACGAGGAGCGCAAACTTGACGAGGAGCAGCCGACTCACAAGGACCATCAATGTCCGAGAAAGAAGGATCGGTGATGAAGGTGAGTTGGGTGGTGTTACCAATCATCTTGAAGTAACCACGTTGTTGCTCCGAGGTGAGGGTGAGTTGCATCCAGATGTGCATCCAGTCACCGTATTGGCGGTCAATGCGTTGGCCTCCAATTTCAACCTCAACTTGCGAGATAAGTTGATGACCAGGGAAATCTAACCAGCGGGCGTATACACCAGTGTCGTTATCGTTGGTTTTGTTCGCCATCGATTGGTTGATTTCAGGGAGAGTTACTTGAAGGTAGGTTCTGTAAGCAAGATCACCATTACGGGATACAGTGCAGGTTACACGGCGACCGAAATCGGCTTGGCCATTGAAAGTTTGTTCAATCGACTCCATCGCGAAGTTAGTGTGGCGTCTGTAAGTTACTTTCCAGAAAGTAATTTGGGGGTTTCCAGTAAGATATACATCTTGAGCGCCATAAGCTACGAGTTGTAAAAGTCCTCCACTCATTATAATATTGCTAAAGAAAATAATTTTTGATTTTACAATTTAAAAAAAAAATAACGGTAAATTAAAAAAATGTATAAAAAATTTAAACATCATTTATCGTTATATTTGTGATATTTTTATAAATAAATTGCTCTAAATAGTCATCTAAAAACACCTCTTTTTTATTATCGTGAGGCTTTGTAAAAATATATTTATTTTTTTTTTGTTCTACACTCCATCCATGTTGTAATGCATTATGTATAAAATTTAGTTTATGTAATTGTAATTGCGATATAGTAGATTTATCTATTATTGTATTCATAATACATTAGTCTAGAAAACAATATGAATAAATATCCTTAAATATATATATATATATATGCCTAGTTTTAAACCAAAAACAAATAAAGAAATAACTACAGACGTTCAACGAAATATTACCTTAGATATAAAACACAAGGAATATATCAACAAGTTTCACGATTATGAAACTAATAAAATACCTGAATTACAAGAAAAAATCAATAGTTTATTACAAGAACAAAAGTTATATCAACCAACAGAAGAATTGTATAAAAAATATGAAAAAAATATTGCTAAACTAAAAAAACAAATTAATAAATTAAAAAAAGAAATACAGAATTATTATTTGGAAAATTCAAAATATATTTTTTCATATTTCGAAGAAAAAAAAACTATTTCTGAAGGTACTAATAAAACTATTATATTAAATAACTTTTTTAAGAAATCTAAAAAACAAACTAATGAATCTGAACATATTAAACAATCTGAAACAGATATGCAAAAATATCTTATGAACATCAATGAAGGTGTATTAAATTTATCTAATTATGTGGTTCAAAATGATATATGCGAATTATGCAAACATGGTGAAATGGTTTCTCAAGAACACGAAGGAATTATTATATGCAACAAATGCGGATTTCAAAAACAATTTTTACTTGATTATGATAAACCATCTTATAAAGAACCGCCAAAAGAAGTATGCTTTTATGCCTACAAACGAATTAACCATTTTCGGGAAATAATCGCACAATTTCAAGCAAAAGAAACTACTCAAATACCCAAAGAAGTGATGGATAATATTAAAGCACAAATTAAAAAAGAAAGAATTGAAATTAAAGATATAGATAATAAAAAAGCAAAGGAAATATTGAAAAAATTAGGATATAACAAATATTATGAACATATCCCTTTTATTAAAGAAAAATTGGGTATTAAACCACCCGTCATGTCTCCTGAACTTGAAGACAAATTATGTAACCTTTTTACGGAAATCCAACGCCCTTATGCGAAATTTTGCCCCGATAATCGCGTGAACTTTTTGAATTACTATTATACCGTTTATAAACTATGCGAATTACTGGGAGAAACCAGTTTCTTATCCTACTTTCCCATGCTGAAAGATCGCGATAAACGCATCGAACAAGATGAAATATGGAAAAAAATATGCAATGAACTCAATTGGGAATTTATCGTCACCGTTTAAATGGCCGTTGATCATTTAAACGAAGGAAAGATTAACTGTAATTATTGATCACATGGGTTTGTTCCCCAAACAGGAGAATAATACCAGCACGCTAGGCAAGTAGCAGCGTCGGTGTCAAAGTCTTCTGGTCTACTTCCGATAGTTTCTACATTCCAACAGCTAAGATCACCACTAAACCTACTAGCACCATAAAACATTTTCTTCATATTTCTAACCGGAGGACCAATACGGTTGATACCTACTTGCCACCAACCAATACCTTCATTAAAATATCCATTTGGGTTTGTTATTGGTCTATTTTTATTTGGATCGGCATATCTGCTAAACAAATAGCTCATATCCGTAACATGTCTTACATCCCAGTATTGTATAGGTGTATGACCATATGTCGTTGGATCAGGAATAATTAGGTTACAATCGCTGTCGGAGGAGTCGTCAGTAATTCGTTGACCTTTTTTTTTTCCAAACTGATAGTAATTACGTTCGATCCAATGTTTGACAGCAAGATGAATATTGTCATCGGTTGGTGCGAAATTGTATGTTTTCTCATAGACATAAATACTATTCCATGAAATACGGCCATACCCTAATTGCTTAAGTTGTGTGATTTCGTCTGTAGGGACGAAACCTAGGGTGTGAATACCTATATTTTCTTCTTTATTAAAGACCGTATTGTCACGTTTCACCATGTCGTTTATGGCGGTGATGGCGTTTTTCATTTTATCGGATAAATGATTGTATGCACCGCCCTTTGCAATGGCGGCGGCGTCTAAATGAATAAATG